TAAGCACTCTTTGGTTGCCTCATGCTCTCCTATTCTTTGATAAACTTCCCTTGACATTTCACTTGCCATCTTAACTTGTGGCGAATGGGCAAGCAGGGAAATATATCTATTAAGTTAATTCTGATTAGAGATCGCTTCTATCTCTTTCAATTCTCCTGCTAAAACTCCCAAGAACTTGGGATGAATTACTCCATTAGAAATAGCTTCTAGGATAAGTTTCGCTGTCGCTGGCGAAATCGGGACTCTAACCTCTTCCGTGTTTTTCTTCCCAAACGGGAGGTAACGATTAGGCTCAATGATTGATTCCCCACCAGCAGCGATCGCCACTAGGTCAGCCCCTAGCAATGCCAAGCTATAGGATTGTCGATTGATCCGTTCCCTTTCAATCTCATTGAGGTGAATGTAGGCGTTGATCACCATCTCAATTGGCAGTTCCCCATAGAACTTTGATTGAAAGCGCGGATCATTTCCCAGTGGGGATAATTGAATCTCCCAAAATATTTTCTCCCAGTTCGTTTCCCCGCTCTCAAGATACTTTGCTAGTTGCTCTGCTTGTTCTTCCGGGGAGAGAATTTTTTTTCTGAATTTCCTGCCCTTTCATTCCTGAAGAAATCCTCTATTTGCTCAATCAACTTTGTGGAAGCGGTTGGCAGGAAGTTCTCGGTATCTTCATCTGTCCAGTCCTCTAGAGTCTTGGACGTTTCTGGGTGCCAACACCTATTGCGGATTATCACCGTAAGGCGCTCGGATTTAGACCGAGATCCTGCTGATTGAATCTCCTGTAATTCATCTACTGAAATGTTTCCGTATTTGAGTAGTAATGCCGTTGGGTCTACCTCCTTCTCAATTATCTGCAAGGAGTCTTGTAGCGTTATTCCCTCCTGGCTGGCCATGTTTTTGGCCATATCGTAAAAAATCGTCTGTGCCTTGGCATTCTTGAAATCTATTGATTCCAATTCCCTCTGTTCTTTTTCTCTGATATAGCCGAAGGAGAGCATTTGCAAAATGCCTGTTTCTACGGTTCCGACCTCTACTATAGTCGGCTCTTTCGGTTGAGTTGTGTACGGTAAATTACTCATGCTTGATTAAAGACCACATTGTAGGCTCTGGCTCTCCCAGAGAGGTTAATTGCTTGCTTGGGCAACCTTATTCTATATTGCCCTAAATCTCCAGTTACTAGGTACTCTTTGTCCTCTAGATTGCCATCAAAAAGGGCTAGATCCGCCTTCAATTGAGTCTCCGTAATGTCGCACCCAATTAGAACCAATCTAGACCCGCATTTTACCCACTTTTCCTTAGATTGTGTCACTTAATTTATAGAGTTTCCCAGAGATTCCAAAATCCCATTGTATTTCAACAGCCTTTTGAACTTCATTGGTTTCACGGAAGTTCTTCACATTGGCAAAACCTTTGTACCCAGTTCCGTCATCTCGGATAAATTCAAAATACAACTGAGCGGATTTTCCGATTCCCTCATCTGCGGCAAGTAGCAGGTTGTAGCCTGGGTTAGCCGAGGTAGTTAGCCCTTTACAAGATAGCTGCTTGGTTCTCCCTAAAATTAGTTCCTCGGTTGTCCCCGCCTTGGTGTTAAAGGTAGCAAAGGATTCGATTTGATCGCTCCCTTGACGGTTGAAGGATTGAACAGCATAAATCGGTACGAGAACATAGGTTGTTGCAGTTGCCGCACTCGCAATTTCCGTTGGAACAGAAGTGACGGAAATGGAAGTTGCCGTAGCCGCAGCGTCCGCATTCACTCGTACCTTTACCGCTCCAAATTTCAGGATCTGTCCCTCATAGACGGGCTCTGATAGGGCTGTAACTGCAATGTTAACCGGAGTTGCTGATACCGCCCTGGTTGCCGAAGTGGTGATGGTCATGCTGTCTGGGACGCTCAATCCATCCCCATAAGCAGCTAAGAAACAATCTGCATTATTGATGATTAAATAATCTGCGGCAGTTAAGGTTCTAGACATCGTATCCTCCTAAAGAAAAACTCTTTTTTTGCGTTTGGGAAATTCTTTAATTTCCAGTTTTGTCTGCTCTCGAGCGCGATCGCTTGAGGGCAATTCCGTCACCTTTGCCTGGGGATAAAGGGAGAGCAGCCTTTTAACCGCCGTCTCAGTCGAACCCAAAGGATCGTGCTGAATCAAGAAGAGGACGAAACTCCTTGACCGCGCCAAATCTCCCCCAGACAAAGGAAACTGTTCGTACTTGGTTGGACTTCTGTTTATCAGAATCTCCAAGCCAGATACTTGGCGGTCTTGAGGTAATTGCGGGGGGAAAATATGCAGGGCAGGACAGGTCACAGTATTAGTTAGGGTCTTAAAGGAATAAGTCCCCAACAAATCCCCTAGCTTGTCTGTGATTGTCTGCCGTAGCTCCTGCCATACTTCCGTCATTGCAATTCCTCAAAAGCTTGGTTAAAAACTGCCTCTACATTCAGATTCTCCGCAGCCTTTTCAGTCCAGGGACGGCCAATGATCACCCGTCCGTTTTTCATGGTGTAGCCCTCATGGACATAGAGAGCGTATTCCGTGGGATAGGAAAAATCCGACTGAAAATCGGAAACTTTATTTACGGTTTGGGATGCTCTTAATTGGCCCGTGTCCACGATGTCTGAATCAGGGTGACTTGGGAAAGCCCCTGGCTCAGACATCACTTGGGTTAGCTCTCGCTCAAAAAGTAAAGCTGTTTCGGCAAAAGCTTCCTTGGCTGTCTCTGAGATTCGATCTAGGTTTAGCCTTAACTCAAAACTCATGCTTCCCCCTGAACTTGGAACCAGCCATAGATTTTCGTTCCGGTAATTGCTTCAACACCGAAAGCTGATGCGATCGCTATCCCCAACTCCAGAGAACCCGTTTGTGTCCCTGTCGCTAGATCGACCGTGGCTGTAATCCGATTCGGAAACTCAAATCCTTGAGGAAAACTCATAGGATCTACCAAATACCCCGATAGAAAGACTGAACTAGCGTCTAAGCCTTCCTTGGGCGTAACTGTAGGGCGACTGGGCTTTAAATAGACCTTGTAGTCAATCAAAGTCGCATTGCTCTCGTAGTTCCCCGTAGTGGCATTTAGAGTTACCGAAGACGCTTGAGACGGAATCTTAAGAATCCCATTATGGAAATCCCCAAAAGGACTAGCCATGCCACACCTCCACTTGGGAAGAAGCCGAACCACCGCCCCTAGCTGAAATCCACTCCAAGCCCAAGAAATTCGCCAATTCCCTTTGCCTTAGCCAGTATTCCTCCTCAATCCCTTGCAGCCGACGACCTGCTTCCCACTCCAAAACATCAGCTTTGATTAGGGAAGCATTTACATCGCCGCGATTGGTAGCCAGAGATGCTCTCAGATTGTCCAGAGTCGTCAAAATCGCTTTGACTTCTGTTTCCAATCCTGCCTCTGACTCAGCCGCTTGCAGTTGGAGTAAGACCGTTGCCTTGAAGGCTATTGTCAACTCCAAATGTTTTAGCACTCTGATCCAATCGCCACTAGCAAAGGCCATTACGAAATCTCCTTAATTACTCCAATGGCTTCAGGTTCTTGGATTACTGGCAGTCCGCAAAGGTAGCCTTCTCCCTCTAGGCGGGGTGGCTTAGAGGTATGGGATTCCACTTGAATTACGGCGCCTGGATTCGGTTGACCAGCCGATTTACCAACCCCGTAGTAGCCTAGGGTATCAACCAAAATCAACGGGTTTACATCGCCGATGTCGATTTCCTGAGTTCTGCCAGTGGAGGCTATCATCACAAAAACATCATCTGGCAAAAAGCGTCCTGTCCCTGTTTGCGTTCGATATTGTAAGTCGTACAGGGTGATAGGGGGCAATCCATCAGCACTTAAACTCTGGTTGATCGCTGCGATATCAGCCCGTCCGCTTGTCCCTTGGATTTGTCCAGAAGCGTCGACAATTGCGCGGCCAACTCTGGCGCGAACCTTGGCATTTTTCCCTAACTTGGATGCTACCTTGCGGCTGGTAAAAGTCTTGTCTACTACATAACCTTTGTCCCAAAGGACTTGAGCCATATCGAAGATATCTTCAAAAGGATCAAAGGCATCATCGCTCCAAGTATCAGACGCTGCCACCCGATGGCCTGCTGGATTGGAATACTTGACGATTTCGTTGTAGCCATTGTCACCAGCCCTTGTTACTTGAGCCGAAACAATTGCTTCCCATCGCTGTTTCTCCTGCTTCTCTTTGAGTGCTAAATTTAGCACCGTATCAGTCCATCTGATAATACGGGCTACGGCCGCAATGTCGTTATTGGTATTGCCGTCCGCTAAAAGCTTGACAATTGCATCATACTTTTCTGCGGTCAATTCCCGCTTGATGTCAATATCCCCAAAGTGAACGTCCAAATAGCCGAACAAATCGCCGTCTTTCTTTTGGGTAGGGCTATAGTGAGATCCATCATTGGCTATGATGGTGCGGAATCTAATATCCGTTTCCCGGTACATATTACTTTCCTTCATCATTTCAGGAAGTAATTCAGCCCCGTAGTAGCGACGAGTGGCCTGCTGTGGATCTCTAAACTGAGCTAAAGGATTGGTGGCAATTAGTTTAAATTTTCCCTCATCCTGTAGTTTTTGAACCAAACTAGATAAATCTGCCATAGAATCTGTCTCCTAGCTTACGCTACTTACGCTACGCCTAAAATTGATTGATATAAAGCCCTTACCTTTGCCTTTTCCTCATTGGTGAAACTTCCCCATTGAGGTAGGAAATTCTCCTTAACAAGGGATTCATGGCGATAAAGCTCACAGCTAGGATCGAAGTCCGCATCTGGCACATCGAAAGCCAAAAGGTATATCTCATCGTCACTAGCAACTACTGCGGGTCCGAATCCTGTTCCTGCCGCTCGTTCCGCAAAAGTCCGTCCGATTAAGGTCCCAGAAACCACAGGCTTCCGATTAGAGCCAGGGAAAGTGAATGTTGCGTTATCAGCGACGTTTGCTGGTAGAGGTAGCGTAGTTAAGGTCGTTGCTCCGATCGCCGCAGCAATAGCCACGGTCACAATAGACGCTCCAAAGAGTCTTGCTCCGGCAGGAATAGCCACCGTCAAAGCATCAACCGTTAAGGTGGTAGCCGCCGCAGTAGCCGCACCATTAGCGGTCACGGTTTGCACATCCTCAAACGGAAATAGAGCCGCATTCAATTGAGCACCACCTGGAATCAAGCTCATTGAATCCAAGGGATCTCCCGCCCATGCCGGGGAAGTGAGACTATGTAAACTAAAAGCCATTTTTGCCATTGTTTTAAACCTTCAAGTAATCAGGAATTGCATAATTTGTAGAAAGATAGGTACTGACGGTATCCTCCTTCGTTGTTGGTTGTCCCTTTGCCCCACCCCCTGGTAGGCTTGGCGGCCTAGAAACACCTTCGGGCTTGGTTGCCTCTGTAGGGAAAAGAGCGGGAATAAAAGGCTTCCAGTTCGTTTCTGCGTATTCCTTGATGTCCTTGCCCTCAATTTTTCCATCCTCATCCAACTCTTTGTTGGCAAGGAGTTGCGTTAGGACTTCAAAATTTGCGCCCTTTTCCGAAGCCAAGCTCTGAACCTTACTCGCTCGTTTGAGGCTAGTTAGTTCTGCCTTCGTGTCCTGCAAACTTTTTTCATAAGTTTTTTGAGCTTCATTTAGGGAGCCGATTTTAGCCTGGGCCGATTCAAGGCGCTTGGATAAATCATCTCCTTCAGCCCCAGAAGCTTCCAGAATTGCATTAATGCTTTGCTCTAAAGATTGATTCTTCTGTTCAATCGCGGTAAATTCTTTCGCCCTAGAGTTTAGAGCCTTGAGGATTTCATCTTTATTCTCCAGTTCCAGAGTTCCAATTGCGGCGATCGCTTCTGCAAATTTCATAGGAAAAGTCTTTGATTAATCCTTTCTAGTCTCAATAAAAACCGCAAGTCCTGTCAGGCTCTTTAAAATAGAGATAGGAAATTTGAGGCAAAATGCTTACCATTGGAACTGTATCTAGCACTGCCAAGCCAGGAGGCACAATAACTGTTCGGCTTCCCAATGGCAAGACCGTCTCTGCTCGTGCTGCCACAGAAATAAACACAACCCAGGTAGTCGTTTATCGGGATGAAAATTCAGGAACTTATTACTGTCACAGTGGCACGACGAATCAATCCATCCAATCAAATAGAAGAATAACCAGGGTCGCTCCCAAGAAAACTCCCCAGTTGACTTATCCCATCAAGGTATTATTTAGCATCGAATTTGATGATAGATTTGAATTTTATATCGGAGGGGATAGGTTTGCCCCTAAAAAGATATGGGAACTAGAGAAGATTAATCAATATAGCGACGGTGTGATCCTCTCTAGCAGAACAAAAATAATATCAGCCGCCATAAACAGTACGGGGAACAAACTCAATGATTGGATCGTAATGATCCAGTATTCAAGCCCCGATCTAGAGATTGTAGTGCCGGGTGAATACTCTCTGAGTGGGAGTTACACAGTTACCGATAGGGACGAATTAGAAGCCTCTGTCATCCTACAAAATGGCATCGCCCCAATAATTCATGTTGGGGCCAACGGAGTAGATCCAATTGGCAACAAACATTTTGCGCCCAGGAATCCCTATTCCTGGTATTTCTTCAAGGATTTAGGCGACCTAGCGACGGGAGAAGAGGATAGGGAATACCTATTTACGTCGGAGCGTAATACTAGAACTACATTGACAACCGGTGACTACGCGCCAGAGCAACTCGCTCCCCATCGACCTTTTAGGTACGATGAGTCATTCCAGGGGCTAACAACTAACAGCTACGCAAATATACTTTTATACGATTATTTCAATAACTACCTAGACTACGGTGCACAGGTAGGTAGTGTTACCAACTTTAGCTACTTGGATGCAGTTTACGCAGGACTTACTGGACGTTTAAACGTTGAAGGTTCAGTTTTAATAAGCAATGTTCTTGCTCCATCGGAGGATGCCGATTCTTTACTATTCCCTCTTTACTGGGATGAAGTTCGAGTCCTAGACCATTCCTCAATGAGCAATACATTAGATGTGATCGCAGTCGGATTTCACGATGCGATCATGGGAGGGTCCCTGACTCTGCCAGCATCTAACCTAGAATCGGGAAATTATATAGCGGAGGTGCCAGGCGCTAATCAGGCTTTTGATCTTTCATCGCTAAGAGTTCTGAATATTTACAGACGAGGGTTGGGGACTGCAACTAATTACTTCTCCACAGAAACTTATACATGGGTATTTGAGACTGGGCTATATCATCACAAGCATCCCAATATAAAAAATGAGGCAACCTTAAATTGCACGGGAACTTTTTCCCCCGCCAATACGGAATATTCTTTCCTTATGTCAAGCCAAAAAGCAATAGGAGGAGACTTTAATTATGTCGTAGTAAATGATTCTGGCATACAAAGAATCTCCATCCCCTATGAAGAGACTAAAACAACCTATCGGCGCTCTTACGACAATATCTATATATTTGGGGCTGGCGTTACTAATACCGCAATAGCTAAAAAAGTATCTACAACTGGAAACATTGAGGTTATGGGAGTCAGCTTCGGCGTTAACATAAATAAAACCCTCCTAGCGGTTGCCGCCCCTATCTTTTCGGATGCTAATTGGCTTTACAGTGGCTCTGGAGAAGCCATAAAACAAAGAGGATTAGACAATAGTGCAATTGCTCATCGTGTAGAGTATGGATGGGAAGCAGCGCGGACAGGTGTAAGTAATCAGACGGTTACTTTTCCGTCAGAGCCTACCTTTTCAGAGACAAGCTTTTATTACAAAAATGGTACGAGGTATCCTCTTACTACAAGCAACCAGGACTTTAGGCAATCCGTCACGTTCTATGTTGATATTCCCCAAAAACAAGAATTGAACCTCGGATTCAATATTGTCAATTGTTCAGGATTTAGAATAATTCCTCTTTTTAATGCAGAAGACATCCTAGAAAATGACAAAATAAGTCGAGTTGCTTGGTCTTATGACGACGGACAAGACCTAAAGCAAAAAGATGTGAGGTTAGACGTAAAAACCTATACAATCACTGTAGATAATGGTATTGCAACAATACCAGATAGCTCTAAGATAAAAGCCTTTAAAGTTAAAAAAATATCCCCAGCATTAAACCAATTAGATCCAGAAAATATAGATGTAATCATTCATAGCATGAGTTGCTACTTTAATTAGCCGTGTTGCATGTCCTCTCCCGCCGAGAAGAAATCTTGATCGGCGCCAAGAACACCCAAAGTGTCGAAGTCACTTTTTGAGCATTCAGGGCAAAAATATAACCCTTGTAATTTCTGTCTCAGACAGACCTATAGCGGAAGGTACAAGTTTCCATTGGCTGAATTGTGAAATCATTTCCAATCCAGAAGAAGAAAAACCTTAAGCATTTTATCCGTCGCAAATAAAGAAGCCTTTTGTGGAATAGGTGCAATTATTCGCAATACCACAGCAGCCCCTAAATCGGGGATTGTTTTTGCAGAGGCAAATCCCATAAGCCCTTCTATCAACAGCTTTTAGGACTGGCAGAGCTAATTTAGACGGGCTGGATCTCTACCTCGCTCAACCCATTAATTCCAATCAAATTAGTAGCGGCAAAAAGAAGCATTATGCCGAGCATTATCAATTCAATTTAGACACACTTTTATTCTCAAGGAAAGCTGCCAAAGTCGGTTCACTAGCCCCTACACGAAGAGGAACGCCCACCGAATATAGCCAAATTTCCTATCATCCAAAATCGCCATAAAAATTCCCCGTCAGAATTTCGGCGTAAGATAGGGAACGAAACCTTCTACTATCATTGTTGTTGTATGGCTAACAAGTCAGACCTAATTAATGCGATCGCCCTGAAAACGGGCAAGAGCAAAAAGGATTGTGGGGAAATTTTAGATGCTGCAACTGATGCAATTGCAGAATATCTAAAGCAGGATGAATCCGTTCTATTGGTTGGGTTCGGAACCTTTTCAAAAGTAGCCCGCGCTGCTCGGCAAGGTATCAATCCCCAAACCCTACAATCAATAGAGATTCCTGCCACATTCGTTCCCAAGTTCTCCCCTGGAAAGGAGTTGAAGCGACGGATCGTCGAAAACTCCAGACAACTCTCCAAGACGGCTTAATAAGTATGGAAATTAAATTTTCTATCACCTTAAACAGCCCCCAAATACTAACCCTTCTACAAACAATCAAGGAAACTATGGCTACCCAAGAACAAGTCGACGCTTTAAAAACCGAACTCAACACTCGCATTGATACCCTGGAAGACGCGCAAGCCGCCGAGCGCCTAGAGTACCTGGATGCATTAGACGCTCTCAAAGCTCAAATCGCCCATCTAGAATCCCAGTTGGGTGTACCCCTAGACTTCTCTGATGTTTTGGCTAAGTTTGATAATGCGATCGCCAATACTGCTGGCATCGTCACCACAGAAACCCCTAGCCCGACGACTCCTGACCAGGATTTAGTACCCGCCTAATTATTCCCTAGGAAAAAGGGAAGCTGTGCGACCCTTCTCTTTTTCCTCAGTCTCTTTTTGGTAGTGGAGCAGTGAATTACAAGAGATTAGAAGCATTTTGCCAAGACAATCGGTTTTCCGTCGAAGCTTGCAAAAGAACGCTATCCCTACTCGCTAATTCAACAAGCTTTGAAGTGGTCTACTACAAGGTAGTTGAAGAATCTAATCAATTAAAAGTCATCGCCCACTGCCAGCACAAGGATTTTAACGCCCCCTACTGCAAACATAATCATGCTAAAAATACTCCCAATAGCCCTAGCCCTCTTGCTTGCTCCCACCGCAGCAAACGCAATTCAACTATTCGACAATAGACTCGAATGGGAAAATGCTTTGGGTAGCACAAACCTAAGTAATTCCATCAATGATGATTTCTCGGAAGAGATTCCCCAAGATGAAATCTTGGATCTAGCATCAGGGATTCTTTCAATCAATTCACGCCCTGCATTATTCGACGACAATAGCGTTTATGGCGGCTTCTACTACAATGCCGTATCAGACGAAGATCGTGCTACCTCTGATGCTGTAATTTGGCAATTCCCCTTTCAGATCCAAGCCTTTGGCGTGGATTTTTACGACGGATTCGATACCCAGGATACCGACAGTTTAGCCATCTACTCAGACTTTGGCGGTGACAGATTTGCCTTGCTCTTTGACAACTCAAAACCCTTCCTAGGCTTTATTCTAGAGCCGCAAGAGAGAACCGACTATCTTACCTTTTTCGTCAATGATGTCGGTTGGGATGTCTTTCGTTTAGATAATGTTTCCTTTCTAGGAAATGTAGAAATCCCAGGTGTTTTCGAACCCTCAATGCTTTTAGGGCTTCTGTGTGTAGGCTTTTATCTTCCCCTCAAAGGTTATAAAGACAAAAGTGAAAAACCTAGATAGGGAATTAGTCGTTGGTTCCGTGTGGGAACATTACAGGGGTGGGCTTTACAAAATCGTGGCATTAGGGATACTTGATCCCAATGGGGAGAAATGCGTTTTGTACTGTAATAGTAACAATCAATTATTTATCCAAACTGAAGCACGATTTTTAGCATTAACTGGCGTGGCGGAAAAAGGGAGTTTTCCCGTTTTGCTAACAATCCGTTATGCTTACCGTTTTGTAAAGGTTCTGCCTGTATCTCAAATCTAAAAAAAACATGAAAACCATAAAAGTTGATGTTCGACTTCAGTAACGGACGATCAAAGGAATAGATCGGAACAGTCCAACCCATTCGACAATCTCAGCGCAGTAAATGCCTAATACAGCTTTACCCCACAGCACGAAAAGCCCCAATTATAGGGAGCTTTTTTTTGATCATGACAAAGGGTGCTAAATCTAGCACCCCTAGCTAATATTGAATTAGCTTATTTTGCCTATTCCTCCTGTCCTCGTAGGACTGAGACTGCTATATCAAGCAAGTCACTGATGTAGCCATCCCCCTCAATCTGATCGAGGTAAGACTTACCGCTATTGCGTGCCCGTGCCTTCACGTCGTAGCTGTAGCGGTACTTCAGATGGAGGTACAGACTGTTGTAAACATCCCGATACTGAACCCCTGAGTATTGGCAATAGGCACGAACTATGATGTTGATCTTTGCCCGTTTGCTCAACTCTTTAGCTCCCTTGCCCTCCGTAGCTGGCACAAGAGTCATTTCGTCAAGCGCTCGTAGGCGCTCTTCGTAAATGAACTCAAGCATTGCCCTTTGTTGGGACAAATCAGTCAGCCAATCCCGTTGAAACTGGTTTTGCGCCCGTTCCAGGTATTCCTGATCCTTGGCTACAGTCAATAGGTCTTTCTGGTTCTTCCGGGAGAGTTTCTCAAGCTCGGCTTTTTTCGTCTCCAGAACAACTTGCTTTTTCCGCATTTCCAGCATTACCTCCAGAGAAGCAGTCAAAGGGTCGGCATTGAACTCCGCCTTCTTCCAGCCGAGTTCTTGCTGTACCCAAGTGCGGAAACCTATTGCAGCAAAGGCAAGGAGAATCTTCTTAGCGTCCTCGGTGCGATAGCGCTCCTGACAGCCAATGGCATAGTATTGGATGATCAGGGCGACTAAAGTATCGGGTATGTCCCCACCACTAAAGTCTATGCCTTGGAATTGGGAGAACAATTCGGGCGCTTTGGAGTCGGCTAGTTTTTCGAGGAGTTTCTGGATTGCACCGTGGTGAATGCCAGTCAACCGGGCTACACCTCGACGGGTGGCGAATGCCTCTCCCTTGTCGTTAACCCAGAGTTCTTTGCGAATATCTTCGATTTGTTGAATGCTGTTCATAGTACACAATTTTTTTGCTTTTTGTTGGTTGGAGATGTAGGTAGCCAGATAAAACCCTGATTATCGGTCTTTCTGGCGTTTTAGGTAGCCACCCTAGGGGGTTGATTTTCCTTAGTACGTTACCGCCCGATCAGAGTCCGAATCTCCTTCAATTCGGCTTCCAGGATCATCAGGGAGTTAGCTAAGTCCTGTTGAGCTTCGGCATCGTAAATGGCAACGCTCTGGAAGCAACGAACCAAGGACACCACGTTATCGAGTCGGTCAATGGCTTCAATCGGGAATCGTCCTTTGGAAATCTCGTTAGGGAATGCGCTCATGTTGGTAATTGTTGTTAGGGTTTACTGCGAGTGATTGAAGGCGCTGCAAGAGCAACGCCAAGGAAATTAGCCTAGGCAGCGATCAATGATGTATGCCTGGGCTTTTTGGAAGTCTCGGAAAAGTTTATAACCCGATGCCCCAAAGGATTCGTTATAGAGATTGGCTTCGGCTGCACAAGCCTTCTCGATTTTGTCCTCTAGGGCTAGGATGTACTCGACATCTGGATCTTGAGTTGTTATCATGAGGATTAACACCTTTAATGTGTACAAAGAAAAACCGCTTAGATTCGCTGTCGTGGCGGTTTTTCTATACTCATACAATAAAGTATCAGCTTATACTTGTCAAGTCTCATTTTATGGTTTATACTCAAGCCACAGATGACGTTTTACACTTGAGGTGTTTTTATGTCTAGATCAAGAGCATCAATGAAAGTCCGTCGAATCATAGAGGTAGAAGTACCGGGCTTGGGGCAAAGAATTAAAAGGGCGAGAAAGATGGACCCTCGCCCCTTAACCTACCTTGCGGCGGCCGCAGAAATGACAACAGCGAATTGGTATGCAATAGAAGCAGAGGATATTAAGTCCTTGCCAGTCGAAACCCTGAGAAAGATCGAGCAGGTTTTGGAAATCGACTTAGGGGTGAGTCTTGGATAGTCACGACAAAAAACTGGGTTGCACAATGATCAAGCTAAGAGAAAAAGTTGGACTGACTCAGAGGCAGGTCGCATTAGCTCTGGGGCTTACCGATCAGACAATTAGTAATTGGGAGACGGGGCAGCGATCTCCTCGGCTAACCCCGTCTCAAACACTAAATTTGTGCCGCGTATTGCAATGCACACTAGAGGATCTGGCAGGGCAGTAAGAATCCGCCGCCGTCAACTACCGACAAAGTTGCAAGCCCTTATCTAAAACCGTCCCGATAGGAATTTTTGTCCCTGGTATAGCAGGATTATCCTTCCAGATCGGCTGCGGCGCTGGTAACTTCAGACGAGACTGAGCAATCCCATTCACCCCATACTTTTTGTTGCCAGTCGAGAAAGTTACTGCCGTCACCGAACCGTACTTGATACAGCCAAGCGTCCCCTCACTTACAGTAAAAGGCCATTCACTTCCCAATCCCTGACGAGTAATTTTCACACTTCTTGAAATATCCTGAGCCTCAACCCCACCCGCAAATAGCAGGGATAGACCCAAGAACCCGCAAATCAAACGATCAAACATTTTCCCACCAAATAAAATACCCCAATCAAACCACCTCGGCTGCCTCTCGTAAGCGATCGCGGAGCGCACCGAAGGTATCGCCAACCAACCACCACTGAGATAAAAATCACACAAGATAATTCAGTATATTTACGGATTGCATGGATGCTATTAAGAGTTATTCTAAGGGAATAAAAGGAAAACAAAGCAAGCAAGAGAAAAACGACACACAAGCTTGCTTTTAGCCTAACCACTACACATTTAAACGCAACTCCAAAAGAATGATTAACACATACATCACCCACTACGACATCGAAACAGACTGGCTCTCAGACGTAACAATCACCAAAACCACCAAAAAGAACGCAGACGGCAGCAAATACAGACCATTGGTTACGGACCTCAGATTACCGATCAACATCCGTGAAGCCGCAGAACTCTGTGGGGATGAAGGCATCCTCGAAGAAGTAATGAAATACCACGGATTAAACTAGCAACTCGGGAGGTAGCCCCTCCCCTCCCCACCACGCCACGCCACAGCAGAAACACTACACATTTAAACGCTACACAACAGAGGAAAGAACAATGTTATTCAACCACCGCATCAACGAAACAACCGCAACTATCGCCAACATCACCACCACAATCGAAGACCTACAGCGCCAAATAGACCAACTAAGGGAAGAAAAACTCAACCTCGAAACCTATTTACAACAACTGGGCAGTGCCGAAAACGCAGCAGAATCAGCCCTTGCCCAAGTCCAAACCGCGATCAGCATGATTGAGATAATATCCCCCACTGAGATAGAAACCTTTAAGGCTGCGATAGATAGCCTGTTTAATCAACCAGCCCCACAACTCCCCAGTGCCGAACCCGACCCACAACCAGAACCACCAACAGATGACGAGCTTGTCATCGAGGACGAACTAGAACAACTTGTAAACGATCGCACCCCAACACTATCCCAAGTGCTGATCACAGAATATAAGCACAACGGAACCAACGGACATCCAGCCTGGATCAAACGCCTAGGATTGACAAAACTACGCTCCCTATGCAAGGAACGCGACCTAGACACAACTGGCAGCAAAAAAGACCTCATGGAGAGACTGCTAACCCACGGATTGCTAGAGTCAGACATGATCATAATTGCCCATTAACAACCCCCAAATATCTGCATAGACTGAAATTGTTGCTCTCAATCTAAAACTATGCACATATTCGTCATTGTGAAAGGAGACCAGATCCTCTACTCATCCGAACAAAGAGAAACTCTGGAAGCCCTACGAGAAAAGGAACCAGAGTTTTTCGAGAAAGCCGTAATCATAAAAGTCCTCAAAATATGAAACTTTTTCCCATCATTTGCTTTGGGATACTGTTAGCGATCGCCACCACATTCGCACTAACAGGATCTCCCGTATCCTCAGTTCTTCAGATTGCTCTTTACATTGCCCTTTCTCCCTATGTCAAAGAGAATAGGTAAAATAAATCAATCTGAATCTAAATCCCTTGAATGCTAAAACTCGATCCCATCTCCACATCAATCAAGGAACTCAACTACAATCCGCGATCGCTCACCCTAAAAGTCACATTCAAAACAGGAAGAGCCTACGAATACTATGGAGTCCCACCCTTGGCGTGGGAAATCGCACTGTTCTCCGAATCAGTCGGGAGTTTCTACCAGAAACAAATCAAGGGGAATTATCCCAGTACAAAAATCAGTTAGCCATTCTCTAAGCTGTATCCATTTTGGGCAAAGTCTTTAGGCGTAAAATAATACTTCCATGGCTCGGCATTTTCGTCGTCGGAAGGAGGGTCTTTACAGTAAACCTCTTCAACAAAATTCTTCCTGCCATCTTCTATATATCCCCAGTTAGAGAATAAGTTGTAGATTCCGTAATAAGTTTTGCCGTCCTTGTATAGTTGAACCAAGTGATTGCCAATACATTTCAATTTTTTTTGTCCGTATCCCGACAGTCTGCACTCGGAATCTTCGTATGCGTGGATCATTTTCTTTATCCTCAGAAATTATTTATTGTTGAGTGTAAGGTGACAAATCCCACTTAAATCCCTTTTCTTTAAATATATCCTTGTCCGCAAAATCACATTTAACTGCTAATCCGGGTTTTAGCTCATCTCTGAAAGATTGGCGGAATTTGCCAAAGATAATATATTTATGGTTTGGAGATTCGGACTCTGCTTGATATTTGAATTTCATTATTGTGCCCTCTTTTTCTTTGAGTTTTTAGATTATTATGTTTGCCGCCAGAACTATAGACAGTTCTGGCTTAAGCTGCACCCTGCGATTACAGGCAGAGGTTTCCTCTTTTCTTTTCAAATAAAGCTCCAATCTTGTTGGGATCTTCACCATTTTCGAGCCGTTGCGCGATATCGGGAGAAAACTTATATTCGCGTCTGAAGTGATTCGCAAAAAAGTAAATGGCTATAAACGGAAACTGATTGGAATAATTTACCTTAATGCCGTATTTAGCTCCTTCATACTCTTTAATCATAGGGGTATCCTCTGTTTTTTTTTGCTTACCCCTTTATAGCATCAATCCCTGATAGGGTTCACATCAGTAGATATACTTAACTTTTGAGCGAGAGAAAAATCAAACAGAAAAACCCTTAGCTGGTGTCCAGACTGGTGTAGGCGGCTCAGTCAGCCCATTGCTTTTCTCAAAAGGAGCAATCCCATAATTCGGCTTTTTCCCCGCAGCGATCAACGCATCCAATCCCTTCTGGTGAAAGTCCCTAATCCAAGCCTCTTTAATCCGCCCATTATCAAACCACTTCCGTTGCACTGGCATCTGATAGCAACGACATCTCACATGGGCAGGAGGACGAGTAGCCTCAAGCCGATAGATGTTGCCACTCCTCGCTACACAAACCGGGCAAGTCCGATCGTCGGCGGTTGCTACCCACTGAAAAAGCTCAATCTGATTAACCCGATAATGCTCTTGAGTCGCCCCATTGAAAGCCGAAAGAGTAGCCGTCCGTGCGATCGCCTCAGCCCGAACTTTTCCCAAACCCAATTGCTGTACTAAAATTCCCTCAACCCTTTTCACGCCCCACCCCTGGATTAATCCCTGGGTGACAACTTCCGTGGCTCTCATGGCGAAATCTTCCCCATATCGCCGTAGATAGCGCATCTGTTCTTCGGCTGCTACCCTCACCGCTTCCAGGGGAATCTCAGCCGATATCTGATAAATAGTCCCCTCGCCCAAAACTGAAATCAATTCCCGTGCTAAATTTTGCCCCTCCTGATTAGCTAGGATTAAAAGCTCCTCAAACTGAGCTTGGTAATCCGTCGATTGGCTAACCAGATTTAGTAAATCCTTGATTTCAGCCATTAGTAACAGCTTTCTTTGAATGGCGCTCAGTGAGCCATTAGCCACCAAAGTCGGATACTTGCTTCTTAGTTCCCTTTCCAATTTCAAGTAAGAAGAAGCCAAAGCCCGATTGATAATAGCCAGTGCCTCATCTTCCGCGCTAGAAAGAATGGTATTGTATCGCTCTATCAGTCTTAATGCGCGGCCTTGAGGAGTGGACATAGATTATAATTTCAAATAATAGCTGACAAAATTCTAATGGAAAATAATAAGAATCGGAAAAACTACGACAGCAAGACCCTGATTCAAGAAAACTGGGATTATTTCTGTGGGAATCAATTCAAATTCTGGAACGGGCCAAAGCCCCCCGTATCCCATCCCAGATATGCAGAAATAATGCTTCGGCTAAAAGAAGTTTTCCACTCTTATAATATTATCGCTGAAGTTGCAGGAAATTATCTAAACGCCCTCCTCGGCAAACAGCCCAATTGGTATCTATCAGCAAACAGTAAGCCACTGCCAGACAATAATCAGGCAGAAGAAACCCTACAAGAATGGCTCAAATTCAATAATCAATTATCAATTTCTAATGGCTATAGACCTTTACTCGAAGCTGTAAGCCAAATGCTAATTTGTGACGAGGGATTCGGGCAGGGAGTCGGATTCCTAAGAATCTACACCCCAAAACGATTAGCCCAAAATGCAGATCCCATGAAGAGGATCGTTTTTCATTGCCCTATGCCCGGCACAATTTCCCTTGAATGCGACGATGATGGATTTGTTGCCAAGGCAAGCTATTCCACTCAAAATGGGCTAGAAGAATACGAACTCCTAGACAGTGGGAGAACCAAAATAACGGACAAGGAAGGTACAAGAGAAATCGATCTAGATGGGAATCTGCCCCTATTAATTCTCCGGGGGAATTGCCTGATAACAAAAAGCTTGAAAGAAACCCAAAACTCCATCAACAAAACCCTAACTCTCAAGGACCAAAACCTAGAATATGCAGGATTCCTAGAACGGGTGATAACAAACGGCCAACTCCCTGGCAATTGGGTGAAAGATACCAGTTTCCCCGAAGGAGAGCGATTCGTCCCAGATGGATCGGCTATGCAGTTTGGCGCAAATTCGATTGCTTGGATTCAAGGGATTCCCATCGGAGATCCCAAAAATCCCGCAGGGTACACCACCCCACAAATGCAGTACAGAGATCCAGTGTCCATCAGCACCTTTGCCGATTCCTTTGCCCTAGACCGTACCTGTGCCTATATGGAGGCAGGATTAGGGCATCTCCTATCCGCGGGAGACGGTAGCCTAGCAGGTATCTCCCGAAGCATTATTAAACAAGATTATGAATCCCGACTGAGCAACTACGCTCAAACGATTCAAGCAGCCTACGAAAGCTTATTAAAGATAGCAGCGTCTCTAATCAATCCCCAATGGAGAGAGTACACTCCAGTCGTGAGCATAAACCTAGCCACGGGAGATCCTACACCCGAAGAACTCAACACCAACATTCAAGAATATTCTGCCGGGCTAATTTCCCGAACAACGGCCATGAGTCGGGCGGGGATAGAAGATCCCGACGCTGAACAAGAACTCATCCTGCGGGAACGAGAAACCGAATTAAAAGGACTGACCTCACTGCAACCAACTAATTCCGCTTGATTCCATCTACTCACTTCTCCCAGTTCCGACCAGGCCTAATCCTGCCGTAGCGATCGCCCCTGCCATAGCCAAATAGGAATCACGCTGCTCTTTAGGACAGCCCTGGATACCATACGTGGCCATCACGATTGATAAAAACAAAGCAAAACACCCGATATAGGAGTTGTTCATAAAAAATTCTTATCGGCTCTTAATCAATTCCGCCACAATCTCAAGCCAATTATCAGAAGCAAAAAATACGGCAAGGAATTACCAGCCATCAAACTCAGCCGAGCCCAAACTCGGAAAACCAATAGAAATCTGAGAACTAGCAAACCACGCCAGACACGCTGCCACTGCTCCATCTCCATGTCTTTGTTCCCCCTTGGTTCCCTTGCTCCTTTTCTCTGAAGGCTTAGGAATCCCCCGATCCAAAATAATCATCCGGTGATCCTCCAATAAATCGGAATTGGCAGGAAGAACCACCGTCCTATCCTCATGGGCTGCCTTGTACTTCGGAAAATTCTCCAAGTACCACGGATTCGACAACATTACTTGATGGATTCGATTCCTGCCCCATCTATCTGCCGCTTTCTCCGCCAAGCTCTGACCGTTCCCCCTCGCATCATGGGCCCCTGCAACAAATCTTGGTAGGCGATCGCCAATAAAAAATAAAATCTGTTCCTGCTGCGAGAACGGAATATTTTTAAGCTCCAGACAGATCACAGCCTTGCGGATTAAATTAGGTTGCTCTTGGAGAGCCACGAAATAAGATAAATCGCCAGACCGAGCAAAGTCCATCCCATAGGAAGTTTTGTAGGTAGGGTGCAAATTTTGGCACAATGGCGCGATCACATCCTCCAACCAATCAGCCACTACCCCCCGGCGATCGCATTCAGAAGCAATACTCAAATCAGCCGACATCTGATAACTGGTCACAGACAACGCTTTATCCATATTCTGCTCAACCATCACCCTGGTAAAATATGCCCCGCCCCCCTGGGAAGGAATGCAGAATAATTCCTCATCCGCAAAATCGCCATATTCCTTGATTAGCTCCTCTCGCCACTTCTCCTGCCCAAGCTTAAAAAACTTCGTCCCTAGTTTCTGACAAATCCTGCGATAAAGCCCCTCCGACAGAGCATCATCCAAATCGGTTCGGTGAATACTGAAATTCTTTCTGCCAGCCCTGACAGACTTAATCAAATCATTGAAATCATTATCTTCGCCGAAATGGGATGAAATTATCCGTACCTTCCCACCCCACATCTTATGAGCCATTGCCGCCTTTAAAAGCCCCGGCAAATCATCATGGAAAGCCGCCTCATCAATCAGGATTATCCCCTGCCTCCCCCTTAAGTTTGTTGGCCGAGACGAAAGGGCAACCGTCGAGAAACCCGAAGCATATTCAATCCGAAAGGCCTTAATCGCCTTCCCTTCGTCCTCAAAAACAAAATCAGCAATATCGCTTGTGGCCTCATTGAAGGTGCGAGCCCACATCGAAACATCCCCAATAAATTCCCTGGCAATCTCTTGGTTGTAGCCGATGTAAAAGGTATCGGTTCCCTGCTTTTTCGCTCCCCTAAGAACGTGATCCGCAGCTTCAGCCCAGGTCGCTCCAATCCGCCGAGACTTCTCCCAAATCTTGACATCGGACTCATCAGCAAGCCACCTCTGTTGGTAGGGCAGGAAGATATCGCTCACTTAATCCGTCTCCCGAAGACAGCCCAAAAAAAGCCGTAGTTTAAGGCAATAATCACCAAATAGAATAATAAAGTCGACATTTTACCCACCTATTCCTAAAATCTTATTTTTAATCTCGCTAATGGCTTCCGAAGATAGCCCACCAGCCTTAGCTTTTTTCTCCACTTCTCCCGCCGCCAATTCTGCCTTAGCCTTTACTTCCACGCGATACTTCTGCAAAGAGATAGAGGATCTATTCAAGTCCGAAATCGCTCTTGCCGCCTTGGTAATGTCAATTTCCCCATCCTCAGAGAGGTTTTTCACTCCTTGGTAGAGTTTATGGATTATCAACTTAGTCGTAGCCAATTCGATAGCATTAGCCTCATCAGGGCAAGCCTCCACAATCGCCTGAGCCTCTTCCCTAGCAGCCTCAATCTCTTGAATCTGTTGTTCCAAAGCCTTGCCATAGCGTTGCAGACAGCTTTTAGATATTTCATAGCCCTGCTCTGAAAGCCAAGCTGAAAGCTCCAAATAATCGCCAAAACCACGTGACTTTAGCCGAGAGTCCAATTCCTTGCGAATCTCTTCCGGTAAACCTTTGACCTTAGACCGCAACGGCACAACTATACCTCCTAACAATTTCCCTAACAGCCGATTCGCTTAAGCCCTGCTCTCTAGCGATCGCCCGATAACCCTTTCCCCCTTCTATTCGCTCCCGCAGAACATTGATCCGCCGAACCTCTCGATTGCAGGAAGGAAAAACAAAGGAAAGCCCCCCATAGTTGTAGGAGAAAATAGCAGCTTTCTCCAAGCCGATAGCCTCAACCAACCAGTGATCTCCTTCTCGCTGAGACCTTGGAGGATTGGGCTTTTCTGGAATGTATTGGCGGGTGCCGTGATATCTCTCCAAGAGAATCAGCACCGCATCTAAACCAATCAACTCGCAAAGATTTTGCATCGAACTAGGAAGATCGTCCAAGGTCAGGAGTTTCCACGCATTAAATTCCATAAAATCCAAAGAGACTACAACTACTCCCTTAATTCTCGCTAAATCCCGCAACAACTTAAGTCACTGTTTTCTGTACCTAGTACAAACACAGAAAAAGGGAGCCTTTAAGACTCCCATAAACCTATGAAAATAAGTAGGAATACTATTGTCAAAACGCCAACTCTACTGACAATGGCAAACCAGCAGCATCCCGATCTACAACTTCAAACCGAGAATCTGCCTCAACTTTAGCAGCCAAGTCCTTGCGAAGAATCGGATCTGCTAAATCCTGATTTAATTGCGCCAAGCGATCTAATATCGGCTTGGCATCTTGAGCAATCTTAGGCATACCAAAAGCCGCGCTTAAGTTCTTTGTCGCCTCTGCGATTTGCTTTAATGCCTCGTCTGGAGGTAAGAACTCTGAGGTAGAAGCAGGAAGGCATTCCATTGTGACTGTCACCTTACATTGCTTCAAAGGATCTGGCACTGGCTCCAATGCCCTTACCCGAAAAGCTAAAAGCTGTTGTTCTTCGGGATCTATCTCCACGCCAGCCTTTAATCTCATCTGAGCTTTTTCGTATCGCTCTTTGGTTTCTGAGTGGTAAGCCTCCCACCAAGTAAATAACCTTTCCCCATTGTTCTGGAAGTAGCTAGTTACGTTGGCTCGGCATTCATGGTGGTTAGCTCCCCACCCCTTCTTAAGCCATTGGGCGGCAAGCCAATCCACAAAGGCTGAATCTAATCTCCCCTCAACCTTCCACGGACCATCAGGGTAAAGGCGATCGCCCCGATATTGCTGTACAGAACGCCGATAGGATGGGTCAAACCTCGCTCTAGTGGGATCGTACATTATTCATCCTCTACTTCTTGCGCCCAAATAGTCGGGTAGACAAAAACACTTTTTTTACTTTCACGATCGTAGATCCAATCAACAAAATATCCATGATCTTCCCAGAATTGAAAGAATTTTTCTCGATCAACCTCATAAAAAAGTTCGATTGACTTAATCCCTCCAGTTTCATCATTCAGAGAAACCTTTTTTGTCAGCTTATAAAAAGCCTCTTGCCAGTTCGATGGCACATCAATAGTTCGGTTTGCACAATCAAGAAACAAACCCGACAATCGGGCTTCTTCTTCCGTCAAAGCTATCTGAAGACAACAATCAGCGACTTGAGAATCTACCGTCGAAGAAATGAGTAAAGGATTTAGATTTGGAACCTGTAACTCTTTCCGTATTTCATCCAAAAGTTCAAGCCCAGGATAATAGTCTATTTGAGTTGGAAGACAATGGTACTTCTTGTTTAATTTTAAAATGAATTTCATTTGAAACCTCTTAGTTGTTGTATATTTTTCTTTGAGCCTTTTTCCGTCATGCTCACAGGACAGACCTAGGCTAGGTTGCCATAGTTTTTTTAGACTTATTCGACTTCCACTGCTTATTTACCTTCTCCAATAATGTTGGGAATAAAAACGGCCATTGAATACCCGCGATCGCAAAGGCTATGCTCACAGCTTTCGTGGTGTAGTCTGATTGAAAGAGAAATCCACCATTAAGCTTAATGTCTTTATTGCGAAAATAGATTACGTCGTTTTCGCAAAAAACCTGACCACGAATAACTTTAGATAGCCAATCAACAAAGGTTTTTTTGTCGGGACAAAAAACCATCTCAAGGATTCTATCCTCCATCTGGTCATTCATTTTCTTTCTCCCCCCGAATATCTAAAGTAGAAATTAGCTGCACGATAAAAGCCTTGATCAGAACCATCAAATCAATAGAAAGACAATCCTGTGTACGATTAAAACGGTTCCCGACAAAATGGACTCGCTCAAGATAAACAGTCAGGGAAGATAGGTGAAATCCATCTATCCTGTAGATATGTTTATCTTGCTGCCCACCCATCGCAATCAAAAAGACTATTTCCTTTTTTGACTTCACTTCAATCATTTCATTCTCTCCAAAATACTTTTATATTCCTGAACTTTTTGCAAAAGTTCCTGTGCCTGTCTAAGTTGGCAGCAGCCTTGAGTTCGTGCTTAATGCCACGATTATAAGCATCTGTCGCATCTCGCTCAAAGCATTCAATAGCTGCCCTTAGATTGTCCTTGCCTCACTCATTTAAGCTCAAACAAAGAACAAGAGAGACAGGAAGATACTGGATTAACGGCACACTTCAAACTAACGTCCCCAGAGTAATAACTACTAATCCTCATCTTGCTTTCCTCATCCGCCATCTCATAGCAGGAAACAGCAGGAGGAGGAACATCTTTCTGGGTAACAACAGGGGCAGTTGCCATCTCAAAATACAAACAAAAACCAAACAAGTAGAGATCAAAGCCGACAACAGGATAGCCATCATTAGCATCGTGAATGTGCAGGTACGGCATCCAATAGAACTCCTTGAAATAATTTAACAAAAAATCGAATCTCATTGCATACCTCCATCTTTAATCCAATCAATAACCTCTTGATCCAATTCCCGAAGGAAAGGATACAACTCACTATCCTTAAATTGCTGGTAAAATCTGACCGCGCTTTTAGCCCGGACGACATACAAAGAGCCATAGCGATCCCCTCTTCGTTTTGCCTTCAAGTGGCCAGACTTGACTGCCTTAACCAATGAATGAAACGAACATCCAAATAATCGAGCCAATGGACACAGGGGGAAGCAATCAAAAACAGTCTTGAGACTCAGCCCCAAATCGCTGGCACGACGATAGATCGCTTTTTCGCTTCTGCCCAACCTTTTAGCAATCCGAGGAACAGTCCAGAAGCCCGCCTTCTCAACCAGAAACGATTCTTGGTCTTCGGACCAGAGAGGATTAACCCGATTAGCTCGAATCCTGAATCGAGTACAAGCCTGACGAACAGCCAGAGGCGTTGTCCCAAGGCTTTTGGCGATTTCCTCATGGGGAGTTCGTTTCCCCCTCAGATCGCTCAAAATCTGTCTTCTTTCCTCATTCCAGAACATTTTAGGCATCAGCTTCACGCTCCCAGGCTCCAAGGATTTGATCATCCGTACTTTCCTTGTGCCAGGCATCCCACGCAGCCTCAAACTCCTCAGTAGTAGCAAAATCATCTGGGTCTGGCGGCTCATTAAATTCCTTCTCAATAGTCAGTTGCCCATCAGCCTCTTCTTTGTGCTTAGTCTCGAAATACTTAGCATTCCAAGAAGTTTTTAGCTTCTGGTAATTCCTCCAAAGCTCCAGGGTCAATTCCATCTGGTTCGTAGAGTTTTCCCAAGTCTCTTGAAACTCAGTATTACTCGTACATTCAGACAAAGTTTTTTGCTTCTTCTTCAACCACGAAGAGAAAACACAATGCAAATCTGGATCGTGATCAAATTGCACACTGGCACAAGTCCGAGCGATCGCCTTAATCACCCCAGTCTTGCCACTCAACTGAGTGCAGGATAAGGGTAGAGGAGCCTCTCGTTTAATTTCAACGGAGTCGCCAACTTTTAGCCCTAATCCGAAAGGTTGTAATAGGGTTAACCGCTCATCCTTAAAGCTTGAAGTGTGTTCATCCCCCTCAAACTGGATTTTAAACTCACCCTTATCAAAGCCTTTGATTGTGCCAAATTTAGCACGGTAATAGTTGGGGGCAACCAGATCCCCGGTCTTCAGGTAACGCAAGCATTTAGGCGGCTTTTTAGGGTCAAGGGAAACCTTTTTCACCTTGTCATACACGGGATCTGAGAAACGGATTATCCCATGCCCTTCCAAGGGGGCTAAACATTCCCCAATTCCCAAGTAATGGACTGATAGGCTTTTCTCTTGCTCTTGGACAAACTCAATAATTGCCCAGGAATTTCCATCAGAAATCCAATCACCAGCCTTGAATTTGCAGGCAAATTTCTTATTAGGATTGCGCTCCAAATGAGATTCATGGATCGTCTCCTTCTTCCCATCATCCCTCAAGACTTTGCACATCCAACCATTATCAGAAGGAACAACCTCTTGGATGAAACCTGACGACTTATCCCGAAAAGCGAAAATTACCTCATCTCCTTCCAGAAAATGCGGAGGATACTCGACATCTTCTGCCTGTACAGGAACCTCCTGGCGGGTATCCTCTTCACGGACAACCCAATGGGTATCCTTCCACATTAAAAGGGTGCCCCGCTTGTGTGGTGCTGCAATCCAACAGATTTTCTCAAGGGGCTTAAACTTCCCTTTCAAGCCATCATCAACAGGAGTCAATAGCTTAAGGTCGCAGAAAACCTCAATACCATCAGCCCATCGGATTTTAGCCCGTTTGTTTTCGACAGAAACAATCGTGGCAACCCCCCTGTGACCCTTGACCCTTTGCCCCACAGAGAACTTAGTCTCAGGAACAGCGACGGCAGGGCTTTCCTTGGATTTCTCAATAGCCCTTGGAGTCTCCTTGACTTCAACTTCAGGGAGAATTTGAATAGATTGATCCTCGCCAATAATCTCCAGATATTTGCGCTCAAGAGAAATATAAGATTTCTCCTGCCCTCGGACACGCATAATCATCTCCATCGGGTTTTCCACATGGCTGGCACGGGCGACAACCAACTCAGTCCCCTCTACCACAGGGAATCTGTAGTAGTCCTCTGTTGGCGGTCCAACATAGCGATAAACGAATCTCAGCTTAGATTCAATTTGGCGCATCTCCTTAAACGCTTGATCAATAGACTTATTATTGAGGACATCCTTCAAGAAGTCCGCAGACATCGGATGAGCCGCACAAAAATCTAGGACTTGCTTGGCTTTATCGTAGGAATATCCAGATCCGATCCCCACCTTTTGAGCGAGAATCTCTCTTGCCTTAAGCTCGTTCTTTTTAGATTTTCCAGTTTTGTTCAGGATGGTTCTTTGTTTCTGCAACCAGCCGGGAATGTTGGCGTAAACTTCTGCCTCCCGACATTTTTGTTCCACATTTTTTTCCCGACTCGCATTATCGAGTACCAATCTTTGGATCTCGTCTTCGGGGGAAAGCCGAAGAATTTCAACGGGGACAGGCTCCTTCCAATCCAATTCCCGAAGGGCTAAAAGTCGACGGTTGCCGCCGATAACTTCCCCTTTGAGATTAATGGTCAAGCGCTTGATCCACCGACTTTCAGATATCAAAGAAACTAAATCGCCAACATCCTCGGAATCTCCATAGATTAAAGCGTTGTACGGGTGAACTTTAAGAGCCCACAAGGGTACAGAACTAGGCTCCTGGACGAGAAAACCCAAGGTATCGCTCAAGCGACGAATAGACCCACCAGAAGGAATATCAAAACTAACGTCTTTTTCTTCTGGCAAAAAGCGTAACCCCAACAAATCAAACAGTTCCTCGACATCATCCAACAAATAAAACTGTTCCTTAAACCGAGCCTGAATCCATTCCATCTGAATCAAAATCTTTTCGAGCCGACGATCAGCATCGACAAACAAAAGGCTTCGACGGATACCCTCTAACTTAATCCATTCCGTAGCAAGAACTTCCTGATCCGCGATCTCAAGACCAGTCTTGCTATCAATCAAACAATCGTCATCATTCCAAATTAAATCCATAGTTATTTCTCTCCTGGCCATTTTTGACCGCCACGAGCCGCCGAAATTAGCAACCCAGTAATAGAACGAAAACAGAACGAATCTCGCAGACTCAAGTGAGTTGGGGTCAAATTCTCACACTGAAAGCTACGGCAAAAGGCAGCCTCCATTGACTTGGAAAACTCATCCAAAGCGGGAAGTGCCCAAGACTTAAACTCAATCAAATCTGGGTACTTATCCGAAATATCCGAACGAGATAGAGCATCTAATTTCCGTAGAGCTTTGTAAGCCCCTGGCTCCTCAGAGAACTGAGAATAAGCGCCATAGGTCAACTCCAAATAAGCCGCCATTGCCGCCACACGGATAGACACCTCTTGAGCCAAATAACAAACATCCACAGAAAGCTTTATATTTCGAGGAGTATCAAGACCGACAGCGATGATAGAAAAATCGCCATCTTTGGGAGTCCAAGAAGGAAAACCCCCAATCGCTACAACTGGAACATCAACAGGGATAGACCCAACCTTTTTAGTAATTAGAAACTCAGCCATATACCTCTAGAAGGTGGGTTTCCCCACCGAACAACTACCGTGAAACTTCAATTTGTTCGCGGACGAACTTAATGCCATCTCCTAAAGCCATTTGTGCCGTAAGATGGCAGCCAAAAAACTGGCTTTGGGTCACGGGATTGAAACCCGCAATAGAACATAAAGAATAGGAAAAGCAAAACAACTGGGGAATAAACGAATGCTTCCACACAGAAACTTGCCAACCATTTCCCTTCGTAATTCCACAAGCCGTTAGCAGTGGACGTGGGGACAATAACCTTTCCCCATAGGCAGCCTTGGGATTAATGTCTAATCCATCTAGGTAGTAATAAGGGATATCGGGTTTCCCTTTTCTTTCCAAGGTTCCCGTACTGGTAACAGTGCCGAACAACCCACTAATAGAAACAACAACTACATCCCCGATTTGATAGCGCATTTTGCCTTTCTCTCCTTTTTGACAATAAATTGTGGGTATTTTGCAAGCTGCATTGACTGCCGCTTTTTCCGATGAATTGCGGACGCATAGAAAAGAGAAATATTTTTCACAAATCCTCCTAAAAAGGAACATCGGGATCGTAATCTGGCGGCACTAACAAGGATTTCAAGTGCTTAAGGAGATCCATCACTTCCAGATCGTCCAATTGATTGAAAGCCTTATTGGAATACCGTTGGGAGATTAATAACTTAACTTGTTCCTTGCTGTAACCCAACTGACTCCGAATATCAGTCAATTCGGCGACTAAAGCCTGAAACTTAACAGGCTCAGGAACAGCAGGAACAGACGGAGCATTGAAATCCTTCAAAGTTCTGAAAGTGGCTATTTTCTTTTGAGCCTCAGCCTCAGCCGAGAACAGCCGTACATTTAATCGTTTCAGCAAAGATAAAGGATCAATATCCTTATTCCACTCAGCAAAAACACTACTGCCGTCATCTCTTAGCAACCGATTAAAAACCACATCAGAATCTTTTCCGTCACTCACCTTGGGAGACAAATAAACTGGCCTGGTGGAGAAATCGTAACACTCATCCGCAAGGAGATTTAAGCACAGAGCAAACCCACGGGAAAAGATAGAAGTAACTCCCGATTGAATAACAAAATCCTCACCAGCATCCAAAAGAATTTGTAGCTTAACAACAGGAGCCCCTTTAAACTCCGCATCCGCAAATTTTAACCCTTTCAGATAACCGCAAAGAGCCTTTTCCTTGCAGGGTTCATCCTTAGAGAAAGTCCAGGGATACCCCTCTTTAGTCGCAACAATAAAAAGAAATCGCTCTCCTGGGGGCTGGCAAAAGCCTAATCCCGATGGAGGTTTAGGATCTTCAAACCCGACCATTCTACTTGCCCTCTCCCTTCCAAGTTTTTCCGTGGATTGCGACATACTCTCGGTGAGTACGAGCCATAACCTCTCGGCGCTGGCGAATCATTTCCATCTCATAACCCAACTGACCGCAAATGATCTGGTTATAATTGCTGTTTCGTCTTTTTGTCGACATAATAATTACCTCACTAAAATTTCAAAGGTGGTTCATTTTTTAGCCGTTGCTTTAATCGCACGATTGCGGTAACAGAAATACAGCATTTTTCGGCAATCTGAATGTTGGAATATCCCTGGCTTAGGTAATAGCGAATTTTTGCAATGATAGGAGCGGTCAACGAGCCGCGTAGACGCTCGATTTGAAAGACTTTTCCACAACCAGAAGCACAAAGATATTTTTGAATGCCAAGCCTGGTTTTTCCCTGTTTACGAGAGGGTCCAGAGCAGTAAATACAAGGAGGATTCGGAGCCGAAAGATCCGCCATTATGATCGATACTTTCGCCTTGGGTTCGTTTCGGGTGATCCACCGATACCAATAACGTGCCTTCGCCAGATCGTCTACCGTAAATCTCACCTCCCCGTCTTGGAGAATCTGATACTTACTAGGCATAGCGGCGCATCCCCACAACTTTACTAGGAGGTTCTGAGCCTTCAGGAAGAAGGCGCCCATTGCCCAAGTCCTTAAGAGAAATGGAAGGCAATCCATGATCAAGCGCCCAATTCTCCAAGTGAGAGATCATGCGCCAAACCAGCCGAGCCTTACCTTTCGACTCCTTAAAGATTCTTTCAATCAGATCGCTCTCAATTTGCACATCAGCAATTGATTCGATCAAAAGCTGGCAATCCGACAAGGACATCGGAGCGATTTCCAAAAAGTATTGAATCCGATCCACTAACAAGGGAATCTGAGAAAATTTCTCGTAGATGCCCGTCATGCCGCAAAAAACGACAGGGATTCGTGCCTGATCGTGAAGCACACGGATCAAGTCCAACAATTCACGTCTGGCAAATAGGAAATCAGCCTCATCTATGAGCAAAGGCTTCCTTACAGAGGCAAGCCCCTCAGCTAAAAGATCCAGCCCATTAGCAATAGAGCGAGGAGATTCGATAGAATAAAGAGAGCAAAGCCGAGAAATCAAAAAGAATTTACTCATTGAAGGGTAGCAGGAAAAGTAAAGTGCCCCATACTGTTGAGCCAAAAGGGTAAGTGCCGTCGTTTTCCCAACCCCTGACGGGCCAATGATCAGCCCCATTTGCTCCTTAGTGGAGTTCAGCAAAAATTTAAAGCACTGTAAGGAATCTGTAATCCCCTTGATTGGTACTGTTTCGTTTTTCATGTTTAAGTAAAGGTAGATTATGTTTGCGCCCCCTAACTGGGGGTTTTCTTTTAGTCTTTCCCGCCGCGACATGACAGGAAAGATCAAGATTAGTGTTAAAGCACTTTTAGCCAGTCTCCCTGCGAACCAGCCGAGGCTTATGCAGGAAAGATTCAGCCAAAAACATGCCAGCCTCAAGCAGGATATCTCGGCGGAGCAAAGGAACCATATCTTCAGGCCAATTGCGCTCTGAATATTCCAAAAGCTTAAATTCTTGATCCGATAATTCCCCTCCAATTAGATAGGTGTGTAAAATTTTGGCCTTGCGAACTCGTAGAGCCAGTTCTTGTTCAGCCTTGCCTTTCAGTTCCCGATTTTTCGTTTCCTCAGCCTGAGCTAAGAACTTTTCCCGATTTTCTAAATTTTCCCGCTTTTTCTGTTGGGAGGCCAGATCGATCACATTATCTGGATTCCCCATTTCCGAATTTTTAATGATTTGTGGCAAGCTTTCAATCGCCACCGCAGTTTCTAAAACATCCACTTCCACAGTGAGCGCCTTGGCTGGATCTGCCTTGATCTCTTTCTGCTTCTGCCTTGCCTTTCTCAAGGTATCTTTGGACATACGCTCAATCTCCTTAAAGTTTTGAGCTTGCGCCATAGCGATAGATTGAAGCTGTTCAGGAGGTAGGGCATCTCGCCAGTAAGCCTTACCCAGAGATTCCGATAAAGAAGAATCCTTATAAAGGTTGATTTGATAAGGATCTTCCGAGTCATAGCGGACATGAACCTTTGATCCGACCTCAATACCCACAGCCACATAGAGCCGAGAGTTCAATTCAATCCCCTGCCGACGAACGAGTCGATCCGCACTTTTGAGAGAAATCAAATCGAGGTACTCAAATTTCTCAATGCGCCTAGGCATCCACCCCTGAGCCATCGAATCAGAAAGCTTGCGGATAGGAGAGCAATCAATACCACTATGTTCCCGATTGTGGTAGTCCGCACACCACTGGTCTGACCATTCCTGGAATTGATCCGAGGTCATCTCCAAATCCACTTCCTTCTCGTTCTCCCAGCGATCGCGTATTTTTGTTCGCTGCTCAATCGAGCATCCGATATAGCCTGGTAGCACCTCTACGAGATCATGCTGATAAGTCCCGAAGAAACGCTCGATAAAGGGCTTTTCCTTTGGAGAATAAGGGTTACAGGCATGAATATCGACGTTAAGGAAATCCAAGAACTCGGTAACTTGCTTGCTCTTAAAGGGTTTCCCGTTATCCCTTCTAAGCTTTTCGGGTATTCCCCAATCCTGAATCGCGGCTTTGAGCAAAGCAAGGACTGAATCAGTGCGATCGCGTTCGGCTATGAGCACCTTAGCCCGACGGGTATACACATCAATCAAGGCAAGAGCGGTGTACCGCTTCTTCTTCCAGATTCCATCTTGCTCGAATTTCAGCATGATGTCAGTCGGAGAAGCGTCGACTTCCCACACCTGATTCGGTCGGCTTACATCCTGATCCCTCTTGCCAAAAGCAGGAGAGGTATCGAGCCCCTTGTAAATCCCGTACTCTTGAGGATTGCTTTGGGCAAAATTTTGCACCCAATAGCGAATCTGCCGAGCAGTGGGAAGTACGATTAATTCGTGGTAATTCTTGAGCATATAGAGGATCTTCCCTGCGGAAAAAATCCCTTGAGCCAGACAAATCTTGACAGCCTCGGCTATTTCAGGGAGCATATCTATCAAGGATTTGCCCTTGCGTGTGGACAGCGATCGCCCATCACAAATAGCGAAGATGGAATTTTTCTCCCTGAGCGCTTGCCTTTTAGCCAAAAGCGTTGATCGGCTTAGACTAGGAATCAAACCATAGGTTTCTGAGGAGATAGAATCAAAAGCCTTGCCATTATATAGAGTGCAGAAATTGATCTGAGCCTGTATTTTAGGGAGATCACAGCCCAGAACATAGGACTCATAAGCTTTCTGTATCTCTAGATGAGCCTGAAAACGGGGAACGAACCAATCCCCAAAGCTTGAACTATTTGGAGCGGATTCAGGCAATCCCTCAAACTCAGCTTTCCAATATTTCTCCTGCATTTGCCGCACCGATAAAGGGGCAGGATTCAGGTATGGATCGTTGGCGATCGCTTGAGCAAGCCGATCTTTTTCAAGGGTTCTCAGATGAGCCTGAGTCCCAGGTGGCAAAGAATCAAAATGATACTCTAAAGTTTCGCCGCCAATCCCCTTAGCAGATCGGGATACCCAATCTTCTCTCTTGCCCTTTTGGATCAATCCTTGGCGAGTAGAAGGCATTCCAGGCAAATTCAATAATTCCGAAGATTTGTACCAAAGCTGCATAGCTACTGATCTCCATCCTGAATAAATTGAACCGTATATTCAGAGAAAATCCTTCTGAATGTGGGATATCTAGAAGAAAGATCAATCAAAAGCAATCCATTAGAAACGGACTCCTCCAAAACCGCATTTTTCTTTACGCCTCTATTTTCGGCAATCGCACAAATTCTATGGTGAAGGTCGCTCCCCAACCGCACCAGAGGCTTAGATCGAACTGGCTCCGATTTCTTAGAAACAATCATACATTGTGAATCCCACTCTACAATATTGCCAATATACCCCATCATTGGGAATTGTGCAACAGGTTTCACAATTCCATGACAATAAATCTTTACAAGCAGATGACAGCCGCCTAATTTCAGACTATAGTTAAAGCACTATACCCTATTAAGAAATGTGCTACACAGTACCCCAAAAAGCAGAACCAGTACAGCTTAAAGCAAAAGTCTGGACAAAAAGAGGACTAATTTTCCTTGGTGTTCTTGTACGCCAATCAAGAGAAGCCCTTAAAATCAGCTTGGATGGAGCCAGCGATTTAATTTTTGACAGAACTGGAGAAAGGATCTCCAAAAAGACCATAGGGAATGTTGAAAACAGTTCTGGAATGCCGACCTGGAACACCTTCGCAGTAATTTCAGCCGCAAGAATGGTAACGAATCCAGAGAACGGAAAATTTCTCGACGAGCAAGATTTTCTAAATATTGCCAGCGAATTTTACCGCCCAAAAATCATGGAACTAGCAAAAATGATCGATTTGGCGATCGCGCTCAACAACTTAGACAAAAGCCAAGTCTATAATAAATCACAGATATTGCGCCTAGGAGAAATGAGCAGAGAACGGTTTGACGCAATACTAGAAGGAAGCCAGACGGTCACTGACGATGAAGTCCGTATCATCCGAGAATTGGTAGATCCAGACGAGCAAGCATTTTCAGAAACCGAATGGCTAGAAGCAGCAGGACTAATAGAACAGTAGATCAGCCACGGTGAGAAGTACGACCGAAGCGATCCGTACCTACCATGAAAATAATAGTAGAGCCAATCCCCAAAGTAAAAATAGCGGATAAAAGGTTACTACGGGAAGCCCAAAATTTTCGAGCCAGTTCCATAGAGAGAAAATCTATATAGAGGATCGAGGCGCCATTCTCAAAAGCTGGCCACATTTTTAGACCAAACAACTCCGGGGATTCCGCAACCCATGCAACCACTTGATCTAAAGACAAAGGTTCTAAAGTTGAACGCATAACAGGAAAAAAGACGCAGCTACGGGGAAAACATACTAATCATATAATACAGAAGCTTTATTACATAGGAACTGATCTAGATCACAAGTCCCTTAAATGATTAGCTCTAGAAACAAGCCTAAAACCTTTTAACTGTAAACAGATTTAGTTGCTAACTGTAAACAGATTTAGTTGCTAACTGTAAACAGGCTGTATACTCTGATTGTACAAGCTATTCGCGCCTAAACATTTTATTTTTACACAAGTTTTGCTTATACTCTCAGATGCACCACAAAGATTATACGAGCCACTCATCAAAAGTCAGCATCTAACAAACGATTTTGATTTACACTCTTTTCGTCTGCGAGAGCAAAACCTTATTGCAAATGACTATCAACTATTCTGGACTTTTCTCCAACATTTCAACGCGATCGCTAACCGACTCAAGCCGACCATTGAGGATCTGCTGTTGTAATTCGGCCTCTTTCCGTGGGTACGAATTTTGCTCAATAGAATGCTTGAGGTCTGATACCCCTACTTCGACACTAACAACCCGCCGATCAAGGTAAACCACGCCAGCAACGAACGTCAGAGCAAGCCCAATAACAGCGATCACAGCCTCAACCCTATCCCAAATAGAAAAGACAGACTTAGGCTCAGGCGGAGGAGGTGGAGGAGGAGAAAAGAACCACATAATACAAGCCTCAGAACCCCTTAAATCTAGCCAGAAAGCCATTACACAGTCAGGGGCTAAAATTAGCACATCAAACTAAAAGCCCTGAGAAATCCCCCAAATCCCGAAAACAATAGGAGAGGAAAGTAGGGGTCATAGCCCCGCGCTACAAAGGGGCTTTTTATATGATTGACAGAGCATTAAAACTGACGGAACTAAGCAAAGAACAATTAACAGCCCTACAAACTAACCTCAAAGGAATAGGACTATACCAATCCGCAATAGACGGCTTATTAGGACCAGGAACTATAAACGCCTGGAAAACCTTCAAACAACAAAATCACTTAGCAGACCCCCATCTAATTGGTCCTAGCAGCTACAAACAGCTAGAGAGCCAAAATAACAACCGATTAATTTCACGGGAAGACTTCAATAGAATATTCAAATATACCAGCGAACGCGATCGCCAAAAATATTACGAGCCCATAAACCAAACCCTGAAAGAATTTCAGATAAATACTCCTGCCAGGATTGCCGCTTTTCTAGCACAGTTAGCCCATGAAAGCGGATCACTAAGGTACAGCGAAGAAATCGCTTCTGGAGCCGCCTACGAAGGGCGAAAAGACCTAGGCAATGTCAAAGTCGGAGACGGAAAACGGTATAAAGGCAGGGGCTTAATACAAGTCACCGGGCGACATAACTACACCAAATACGGCAAAATCCTAGGATTGCCCCTAGCAGAGAATCCAAAACTAGCAGAAAACCCAACAAACTCCGCCAGAATAGCAGGAGCATACTGGCAAGCCTGTGGACTGAACAAATTGGCAGATAAAAATACCTTAGAAAGCTTCAAGCTAATATCCCGGCGCATCAACGGCGGGTACAACGGTCTAAGCGATCGCATAAACTACTGGAACCTCGCCAAATCAATCCTAACTTGATTCGTAGAACCATCCTTATAAACCCATCTTTGGCGTAGAAACCCAAGATCGACCATTTTCTTGCTGTCGAGGAAATGGTCAGCGATACTGCCTTATTATCGCAATGACCTATTTACTAAAATAAGCGCCGAAAACTTAGTCACTATTAAAGCGAACGATAACATGAGCATTGGTTTACTCGCATATGCAAGTCAACCATACTGGATTTTTTAGCGGCTTTAGTCAACTAGGGCGTAACGTATCAAGCAACAATGCTCAGAGACAACCCCAAAGTTACCAGTTCCTTTTTGCAGCCTTAATAAGAATCTCTCGCAATTGTAAAAAAAATCGGGGAAAAAAGTCATTTGTCATTTTCTGCTTACAGTTACAAAGAGTGTAAACAGCCCTCAAACCCAGATAGACTCGACACTTCCCGCATCTTCCCACATCACACCTTAGATCCGAGATGATTTGTCATCTTACATGCAGTTCAACAAATTAGACGCCTAGAGTCTATGGGAGTTTTTCCTCCTGGGATTGAACCCCCAAAAAGTATCATTA